GGGTTCCCGGGGCCGGAGAGGGTGGCGGAGATTTTGGCTCGGACTTCAGCAGGCTGGGGTTTCCCCCGCATGGTCTCTCGGCGCTTGGCTTTTTCCTCGTCGGACTGAATGCGGGTTTTGGAGGCAGTGCCAATCTTTTGCAGATTCTCAGGCGTGTGCTTATACCCCCATGTTGGGCTGGCTTCACCACCAACTCCCAACATGGGGGCAGTGGCATCCACACCGAGGTTGTAACAGTACTCCTTGCCTACATGCTCTTTGAGCCAGATGTTCTCGGCAGCGAGCAAGTCGGCGTCGGCTGGCAGTTCCTCCACCACGACGAAAACAAATGCTTGCTCTCCGTACTTGCCCCACGCCGCCTGCAAATGGCGGTTGTTGTGTTTGCCGGTGCGTAGCTCAGAGAAATGCCGGGTCTTGCGGCGCTTCAAGTCTACGGCGCTGCCTACGTAGAACTTGTTGTTGATGACGTTGATGATCTTGTAGATGCCTCGGGCCATGGGGTTTTCCTGTGATGGCTGGAGTGTACCCTAAACTGAACCGATAACACAAGGAGAAAAAGGGGGCCGAAGCCCCCTTTTTTGTTACCTTTGGTACTCGATTTTTAGGTCGAACCAGAGGAACCCCACATTCCGAGCGGATCCGACCAGCCAAAAGAATACCGCTCCCTTGCCTTGTAACGCACGTTGCCCGTATCGAAGTCTCCATCCATCGACTGAGCCAGCGGGGTACGAACAAAGTGCTTCATGCCGTTGGGCACGTCGGTGGTCAGGAACCAAGCGTTGGGGTCGGTCAGGAAGTGGTTGACCGTGTAACCCTCGGGGATGGCACCCATCTGCTTGATAGCGTTGATATCGTTATCAGCAGTAGCCACACGCAGTTCGGTGTCCAGCAGACGCTTGGCAACGAACATCAGGGCCGGGGGGATCACCAGCTTCTTGGGTTTGGCAGCGATCAGCAGGCCACGCTCGTCCGTCCAAGCAGCGATCTGAATCACGGCGGCTTCCAGGGAAGTCTCGTTCAGGTCGGATTGGGTAGCCGGGGTGTTGCTGTTGGTGCCACCCGAAACCAGCGGGTGAGCGGTGTTGAACAGGGACACGCCATCGCCACCGGGGTAGCTAGACGAGAAACCGTTGTTCAGCACAGCGGCGGCTTTCACCTGCTTGGTGTAAGCCATGGCACGGGCCAGCGCTTTGGTGTAACGAGCAGACAGGCTGTCGTACAGGTTGTCCTCGACCGCCTCTTCGGTGATCGAGAAGCCCAGAGCGATGGTCTCGTGGGTGTAGCGAGTCGACCAAGCTTCCTGCGCATTGTCATAGGCAATGGCAGCGCCCTCGTTCTTCACCGGAGCGGCGGAGAAGCCAGACAGTTTGGTTTCCTCTTCAAAGCTACGCTCCGAGGTTTCGGTCTCGTAGATTTCCTTGTGCTCTTCGCCGTAGCGAGCGTACTCCATGCCGAACAGGGCGTTCAGACCGGGGAGCAGCTCTTTCAGCAGTTGTGCGCGTGAAATAGCCATTTTCGATTACTCCTTAGATCAGACGCCAGTCGGGTTGAGATACTGATGACCACCGGTCAGACCGCTGACGTTAGCAGCGTTCCACTTCACGATCACTTCGCAGAAGTTACCGGAAGAGTTGGCGGTATCAGGCACCACATCAATGATGCGGATGGGCAGGGTGTCGGTCGTGGTGGCACCAGCGGCGGTATAGATACCAACCTTGGAGTCGCCAGTCACGGTCGAGCCAGTGTTCTGCACCAGAGCGGCGTTGGAGCCAATCACGGTACGACCCAGGAAAGCCGGGGTCAGGCCGTTGCCATCGGCGGTCGTGCCAGCGACCAGAACAACCTTGAACAGTTGATCCGGATCATCAGCCACAAAAGCATTGATGGTGGTGCCCGATTTCACTGCCAGACTCGCAGGGTAGTACTGCGAGAAGGTCAGTTGGCCGGTCACGGCGCTGGTGTACTGGCAACCCAGGAACACGCCAACGGGAGTGGCGGTCGAGGTACCTGCATCTTTTTCAATGGTGCCGCCAGAAACGAGTTTCACCACATCACCATAGAAAATGCTGGTGCCGTAGCCGGTACCAGACGTATTTGCAATGACGAGTTGGCGAGTCGCACCAGCAAACACCTGACCACCGATCAGATTGATCGGCTTCAGCCCGTAAGGGGCGTCAACGGTGGGGTAAGCCATTCAAGACTCCTAAATTCAAGAACCAGAACCGAAAGTAACCTTGGTCTTCTTCTCAGAGAAAAGAGGCATCCGAGGATCACTTTCACGAAGGAAGTTGTTGTCCACAGAATCCATCTGAGCTTTGTTCTGGCCTTCGTAGTGTTGCATACGTTGGCCCAAAAACTCTTCCGGACTCCGGCAGAGCAACAGTCCGCCCACTTCAACCGATCCTTTGAATCGGCCTTCGGTGGTGGCGTGCATCATCAGTTCAGGATAGTCCTCTGCTTTGCAGGGTTCATATCCTTCACGCAACTTACTGGAGATGTTGCTGGGATCAGCGTTGCCCATCATGGAAATCCGAATCCAACGGTGTTTCCAACCCGGACGGTGGTCCGGAGAGGGCAGAGTCTCAGGGGGTCGCCAAGCCTGCGGACGTGCCATGGTCTGGCGGTTGTCCAATTCACGGGCCAGTCGATTTTGTTTCACTTGAGCCTGCTGTTCCATTACTCACCTCGTTTCAGTTGTGCAACCTGTCTCGCATACTCTTCCAAAGGAACCCCAAGTCGGCGAGCAATCGCCGCTTCGGATGCCTTCAACCGAATGCGGTTAGGCGGGGTGCTACGTGTGGCGGGTGCCACTACCGCAGCGGGTTTTGTTGCACGGCGCGGAGGTTCGTCCTCGTCTGCCGGTTCCGACCTCTTTTTGCGAGGCTGGTCGTCTTCTTCCTCTTGGCTCCGAGTTTCTTCAAAAAACTCGGGGAAACGTTTCCGCATGGTGCGGTCGATAGTTCTGAAATATTCATCGCTACCGATATAGTCCGAACCATATTCGCGTTGCAATTTCTTGTCAAGCCCCATCGCAGCGGCGGTCATTTCTTCATCCTTACCCCACCAATCGCTGTTTTCTTTCAGCCACTGTTGGGTACGGCGGGGGATAGCCGGAGACTCAGGTTCTTGACGGGCCGTCGGCTTGTATTCCTTCTCTTCCACCTCGATAGGCTTGAGTTTCTTCGCCTGATTGACTTTCAAAGTAGCTTCAGCAATTTCAGCCTGAGCTTCAGCAATAGCGTCCGGGTCACCTGCTTCGTAGGCTTCCTTGAACTTGGCTTTGGCAGCAGCAAGCTCACCTTCAGCGACCGTCTTGGAAACCTCGATATATTCCTTGCTGCCCGAGGCAAGCTGCTGCTGGAGTCGCTTGTTCTCCTCCAACATCTGCTTGGCAAAAGTCTCCGCAGCTTCGCGCTCACGCAGGGCTTCTTCTTTGGCCCTACGCTCGTCGTGGTAGCCACGAGTGAACTTCTTGATACGCTGCTGGACTTTCTCGTCGTACGAGGCAAGTTCGTCATCGGTGGGGTCTTCCACCGCCTCTTTCATGGGCCTACGGCCACGATCTTCGGGCGGGGTGTCGTCCTCAATTTCTACCGCGAGTTCATCCTGCTCGGCCTCCTTGGCCTTAGCCTTGGCTTCTTTCTCGTCGGGGAACTCAAACTCGTCTTCAAATTTAGCGGTTGCCACAGGTCTCTCCTTTAAGCAGCGCGGCTGATACCACGCGGGTCTTCCACCACAGCCTCGACGGAGTCATCGTTGATGATCCGGAACTCGCGGCCATGAATCTTCAGGCGGGTGCCCGAATTGGGGCGAACGATGACGAAGTCACCTTCTTTGCACGACGGGCCGCTGGGGAAGCGGGTCGTGTCTTTGTAGGCGTCGGGGCCAACTTTCACCACAAACAACACGGGAGTCAGAACCTCCTCGTAGTGCATGGTCTTGGCATCTTTAATCAGACCCACTTCGCTGTCGGCATATTCCTCCATCGCCTCCGGCACCACGCACAGCAGGTGGAAGGTCTTGGGGTCAGGAAGCTGCTTGGCCTTTTCTTCGGCGGGTTTGTTCAGCAGGCCAGACAGATCAACTGCCTGTACGTTGAAGTTGGAGAGATCACTCATCGTCATGTTCCATTCGTTGCACGAGGTCGTTGATGATGGACTCTGCAAGGCTAAGACCCCGGATTACCCCGCAGATTTTCTTGTACTCATCGTACGTGTCGGCTCGACTAGCAGCCAAGAACGCGGTTTGTTCCTGGCGAAGTTTGTCGATCTCGGCCCGTACGACGGCCAATACTCGGTACTCGTTCAATCGTTCCCCTTCTTAGGTGGTTTGCTGGACCTTTGTTGCGCGGCCCGTTGCGCTGCTTGCACGGCCATCTGTGCCTTGTGTTTGGCCACATCAATGCCCATGCGTGCCCCTTCAGCCTCCATCTGTTGACGGAGCTTGTCCTTCTGTGCAGCGGCGGTGGCACCCACCTGCATAGCCGCGATTTCTTTCTGAGCCTTGATACGCTCTTCTTCGATGCGAATCTGATCGGCTTTGGCAGCGGCTTCGATCTGCTGCTTCTGAGCCTTGAGTTGCAAATCGGCTTCGCGCAGTTTGAGTTCCTGCATCTGAATCTGCACGACCGGGTCTTGCATCTGCTGCTGCGCTGCTTGCTGCTGCGCCTGCGCTTGATCCCGCTGGAGAAGCTGCTGTGAGGCCTGCGCAGCCATCATGGCAATCTGGTCGGCCATCGGGGCAGGCAACGACACCTTGTCACCGTTCTCGTCCTCGGTCGGGGGCAGCGGCATGCCCATCTGCATTTCGATCTGCTTGCGCATCTCAAAGGCAATGTGCTCGTTGATGTGAGCCATAGCCGCAGCGGCCATCTGCTGAGCCATCGGATTCATCTGCATCAACTGCTGAATCTTCGGATTCTGGAGAGCCGCCATGTGCACCTGAATGTGGGCCTCGTGGTTCTGCTCGATGAACGCCTTCACAGGCTTGCCCGTCAGGATGTTCTGGTTCTCCGTGACCGGGTCAATCGGCACCATGTCGTCTTCAATCGGCAGAATCTTCTGCACGTTCTTGATGCCCAGCACCTCCAACATCTGCCGGTGAAGCTGCGCCAAGTCATAGAGCTGGGGTGCGCTCTGGGCCAGTTGCAGCGCCGCTTGGTACTGCACGATTTTCTGGGCCATCGTGGCGGCGTTCGGGTCGGACACGGGGATCACGTCCACCATGTCGTAGTCGCTCTTACGCGCGCGGCGACCACCTTCCACCGGCTCGTAGCTGTACTCCTCGGGGCAGTAGTCGGCGACGATGGCCTTGAGCAGCTTGAACTCCTGCTTCATGGCGTAGTGCAGGCGGGACTGGACCGCCGTCATCACCTTCAGAGTCCGCTCCAAAATCGCCAGCGTGGTGCCCACCGGAGCTTGGCTGGACATGTCGCTGACCTTCATGTCACCTGCGGAGGCAAACGCCCGGCCCTCCTGCACGATCCGGTCGAACAGGCTGTACAGGACTTGGCTCGGTTCTTTATAGGGGAGAGGGAGAATGTTGTCGCGGATGGAGCCACTGGGCACGTCCACGTCACGGAACTCGCCCGGCTGGATGGGGGTGTCATCACCCTTGATGCGCAGGCCACGGGACTTCAAGCCACCGGGCAGGTTCGACAGCGTGCCCGCATCCACCA